AGAGAGGCGGGGAGAAATCCCCGCCTCTCTCATTGTGCGCGAAAGAAGCTTGCACGCCAACCCCCTCCCCGCGCCCCCGGACCCCCCTCCCCGGCTTTGCGGGACACACCTGCCGATTTTTCACCAACCCCCCAACGAGTGTCAAGATCAGACCCAGAATCTCCCACCGGCGTTGAGAATTTTTTTGCGCGCGTATCTATCAAGTGTAAAGAGGAGAGGTGCCAGTCCCACCCACAAAGGCGAACTTATGTTCGCGGCCCGTAGACCAGGTAGCCAGTACAGCCCCAAGGGGACCGGCAGGTACCAGTATAGCAGATGGTGAGGGGACTTGGACTTGAACCAAGGACCGCCGAGATATAAGCTCGGTGCTCTAACCGACTGAGCTATCCCCCCGTTTAAGCGGGTTATTCACCACGCCGTAGTTATAGAGGTCGTCATCTGAGGTGATCCACTTGGATGCATCTTCCACATCCCACTTGCGCGTGTTGACCTTGCGCTGGATCAGGTTCTCATTCGGCTTGACCGAGAATGACGGATCGTAGAGGTGGATGCGGTTGTTCGGCTGGATCGCGAAGTTCCCGTCGTCTCGAGCAATGACATGGCCGCACTTATGCTGACCCGGGTTCTGGCTGTATCCGGTATCTAGCGTGTTGTAGTCTGGCGCACTCCAGTCCAGCGTGAAGAGATACTTCCCACCAACATGGTTCTTATGGCGATCTATGTATGAGACCCTCATCCCATCAAGCGCATAGAATTTTGTGACAGCAATGTTCGGGGAGAATGAGTTCCAGAGAACGAGGTCGTGGATATCAACCTCTGGCACGCCAGGCTTGGCACAGAACGCACTGATGGGCGCCCTCCACCAGAGACCTCCGTCTTCCATCATGAAGTGGAAGAGCGGGCTCCTGCCGACGACTGAGGCAACGCCAAAGATGGCAACCGGGAAGTACTTGTCGTGGCTGTCCTGTTGGTCGCGCAAATAGTTTCCGCGCACATAGCACTCAATGATCGGAATGTTCGCATTGAGCTCAGGCATTTTTTCCCAACTTTCTTGCTGCTCTTCGCTGCTTAGATCGCTCTGCCTCTTTCAGCCGTGCCGCCTTGCTTCTCGATGGAGTCATCTCCCTAATCTCGTACTCGCATGCGCGGCACTGCGACTTGCCAGGGCGGTAAAACTCACCGTCTGGCGGCCACATCTCCTTGCAGCGTGAGCACATCTTCTCTGCTTCAGTATACGGCTCAAACGTCATCAGTTAAACTCTGCGTTCCCAAATAAGTCTAGCGACTGATCGTGAGAGAGCGGCTCGCCCATGCGGATCTCATGGAGGACCTTGTTCATCTCCACGCGAAGGTCGGCAGTCATGCTCTTGGCACCCGACTCCTGCTCCATGATCAGAAGCGCGTCGTTGGTGGTATGCCAGATTCCGTCTTCGTCATTGAGGTGGGCTTCAAAGAGGGTCTCGTTCCTCGTCTCTACAAGGCGCATAATCGCCCATGTCCCGTTCTCCGTGTGGTACATGATGACATAGCGATCAATCCCATTGAGAGAAACCAGTCGTGCCTTATTACCGATCTGCTCCACGATTTCTGCTCCTTTCCTCAGAGAAGCCCTCGGGATATCGTGCAACAAGTTTGTCCATGTTCTTTGCGGCAACCTGGTCAAGTCGCAAATCTAGTGTCGTCGCAATCTCTGAGATGTACCAGAGGATGTCGCCAAGCTCCTTCTCAACCTCGGTGAGGTTCAACTCATGCCCGTGGCCGATCCACTTCTTGAGCATGTCTACAAGCTCCCCGGTCTCGCCAGCAAGCCCCATTGAGGCGATAGCGATACGCCCATGGCGCGGGTCGTCAAAGGAGTACTCCCCTCGGGCCGTCTTGGCAGCATTGCGCTGATAGAAGGTGAACGCATTCTCTTTGAATCCTGCCTTCGTCAACGTGTCACCCACGTCTCTGGCATCCACTCAAGACGATATCGTGCCACTCGTGCACCTCCACTGACAACCTCATCCTTCTCAACGATATTGTGACCACGCTTCCGAAGGTCGTACACACGAGCGGCGAGACGGAATGTTCCGATAGCGTTCAGCGCCTCCAGCGGGGTAATCCCCTCAGGATGCGTCTGCAAATACTCTAGCAACTTGTCGGTCTGCGTCTGCTTCACGGTCCCTCCCTTTCTCGTTGATTCTACGCGGTTGGTGTTGGCTCGTCAACTGCACTATTGCGGCGGCGCTTCACCACCTTTGGCGGATTCTTTCCGTAGCGCTTCTTATAGGCTTTTGCGGCTGCGGTGTAGTCCTTGCACAGCTCGGCATCCGCCTTGCGAAGCTCTAGACCCTTCAGGTTATCCTTGTGGAGTGTGAGGAGCTGATCCGACCAGAGCTCATCGTGTTCTGGGTAAAGCATGATCAGGTGTGCAACCTCATGGAGCATGGTCTCCTTGTCGTTACCAGCGCAGAACGCCATACGGCGTTCATCCATCCACGTGACGCCGCAGTAGTGAATCTCATCGGGGTCCTTATGCCAGTGGATATAGACCTGCACAAGATCAAGCTTGTATTTCTTGAGAAGCTCCTCTAAGAAGCGGAGATTGTTCTCCCAGAGGTTCAGCGCCTTGAGTGGCATGCCGGTACCCCAATCAAGCTGGAAAATGAACGACTTGGTCCATTTCGGTCGCGTCATGCTGGCTCCTCTGCTCTGATTGGTATCCAAGGAATTCTAGTGGTTTGCAGATGTTCTGGCAAGGGGGTCGCTGGTTGCTAAGGGATAAAATATAGGGGTGAACGAATACCGCGTGACACGCATAACAGGCAAGATCCCCCTGTGGCGGATTGAGCACGATGGCGCGTCGGATATCGCCCTGACCGAGGAGGATACGATGGCGATTATCGGCACCTGGCTCCAGCAGGATTATGAAGCCGGGAAGGGTGGGGAGTTCCGCATCCTGTGGGATGGGGTCCCCCTAGGGTTTAAAGCTCCGGATCTTGAGGTGATGTTCGGGGACGACCCTTCGCGCCTGCACTAAAGCGCTCCCCGCATTTGGGGCATTCAACCAAGCGCTCTTCCTTCTCTACCTGCTCTGATCCAACGTCTCCAAGGAGCTTTGCAAGGTCCTCATCGTCATAGCCTGTCCCAAGGAGCATATCGCTCTGCTGGAGGTCAGAGAGGATGTCTATAAGCCCCTGCTCGTCCCATCGCCCGATATCACTCGTTCGGTTATCGGCGATCAGGATTGCCAAGGCCCGCTCGTCATCACAGTCAACCCAGAAGACAGGAACATGGGTAAGCCCAACCTGCCTTGCCGCCTGGAAGCGATGGTTCCCAGCAAGGATGTAGCGCGTGGACTTCTGTGCCACGACGGTCCCAAACCATCCGTTCTGTTGGATGCTGGTGATGATCGCCCCGATGTCGCCATCACGCGCATTACGCGGGTGGGTGATGAGCGTGCTGACCTCTACATATTCAATAAGTGTTGACTCGATGTGTGGCTGGGTCATCGGCTCCACCCCGTACTGCGGAAGCAGGGAGGGAGGGGAGACGGTGCCTGAAAAAATACAAAATTTCCGAAGATTGGGCAGAACATCAAGCCAACTCGGACAAGCGGAAGCGACTCACAATCTGCCTGGATGTTGCAGCCCCAGAGATGGAGACTGGCGCAGCATTGCGACCCGCATAGAACAGAATGGTTGGCACGGTGCGAATCTCTAGGTTCTTGACGATAGCTGGGTTTTCGTCAATGTTGACCTTGACCACCGTGACCTTATCGCCGTACTGCTTCTCAACTTCGGCGAGCTCTTTGTCAATCGCCTTGCATGGCTGGCACCACGGAGCCCACAGGTCAACGATGACCGGCTTGCTTGACTCAAGTACCTGCTTCTGGAATGTGTCGTCTGTTGCCTTGATTGCCATAGGAACCTCCGCCGCTTTATTGATTTGGGGATACGCAGTATAGCAAAAACCAACTAATCTTTCCTGATTCTGCCGTATTGCACTGGTCGGAATGCCCGCGAGAGCTCTGTGAGCGTGGGGATGTCAAGCCGCTTGCCGTGCTTCCATACCGTCTCCAGCATCATCTGGTTTGCTGATTGAGGGTAGAACTCTAGGAACTCGGGAAATTCGTTGTGGCTGAATACCTTTGCCTGCTCGGCGAACTCCTCAAACGATAGCCCCCACTGCTCACCGTACACGTCCATCTCTTCTGTATCAATGCGGAGGTCATCAAAGCAAAAGAGACGGAAAATGCCCCCAACGCTGACAATCCCGAGCAGGTTGCTCTGCATAATCAGATACAACGCAATCTTTGGATTGTGCGCTGGGAGCATGATCCTTACCGATTAGAAAGGGAGCTCGTCAAAGCTCTGAACAATCTCCTGCGGGGCAACCGTGGCTACCGGCTCTTCCCCATCCTTGCGCTTGCTTCGCGCAAGAACCTGCAAGAACTTGCAGTGAACCATCAGCTCAAGGTGCTCTTCTTCCTTCTTGTCAACCCAGCTACTAAGCTCTGGGCTGCCCTCAATCAGGACAAGGTCGCCCTTCTCAATGATCTTCACTGCGAGCTCTGCTCGGCCATCCCAGCAAGTTACTGGATACCACTTAGAGGTGTACTCACCGTTGGCATCCTTCCCTGCTGACACCGCCACATTGAAGTTTGCAACGGGACGCCCCGCCTTGGTCTGTCGTAGCTCTGGCTTGGAACCTACGCGACCGATCAACTGAAGCTTAATCATTAGCCTCTTCCTTCCATACCTTCACGTGCACACCGGGAAGCGCTGTTGCGCCCAAGTCCTGCACGTATTTCTTAGTGGCCGTCAAGCGGACGACCTGCGCATCATCATGCCACACCAATCCAACCGTCGCTGAATCCAAGATGGCTCGGACCAACTTGTCCAGATCTGGCTTGACGATGTGGCTTTTACTATATCCCTTCCTCAGGCTCCCAGAGCCATTCAGATGGGACTTCGGGCGTTCAAAATAGAACGCCAGATCAACACAGACGGGACCATCAATGGTCACGCCAGCAGAAATATCCTTCCGAAGCACAAGCGCGCAATACTCGCGCCACTTCTTCAGGTTTCGGTTGTCGCTCGTCACGACAACACGCCCGCCGCGATTGAACGCGCGGGAAGAGCCCTGTGGGACTGGGATTCCATAGATATAGGCTTCTTTCACTTCCATCACTTCAACTCTGTCCATTTCCTATCCACTTCTACTAGCCGATTTCCAATCCATTCTGCCACATTTGCCACAACCCCGTTGCCGCAAACCTTGTACCTGCTGGAATCAAGCCCTGTTGGCAGCAGATCGTTCTCCTGCATCCCATATTGGGCGTCATTGTTTTGATATACGGACGCGATAAAGGTCTGGGCGTGGTGGCTCTGAACACTTGGCCACACTGCGTTAAGCGCTCGTGCCGTTTTTACTGGTGTCGCGGAAAAGTTCTCAGCCTTTGCGTCTTCTCGGATGCTATATACGTGATGGTCTACTTGGATGTCTTCTTGACTCGGGAACGCGGCACCCATTGCTCGGTAGTTGGGATTGTCCAACCCTCCGGCCAGCCCATCAGCCTCTCGCACTCCACTGGGGTCAACCTGCGAACCAACGACGACGAGTTGCCCGTTTTCAACGGTGCTGGTAGCTCCTTTGTGGTATCTGGCGAGGAGAGCGCCAGCGACGTCAGGGCTTCGTTCAGAGCTTCCGGCAAATTCTTGCCACGACGACCTGCCCGCCTGAGGATGCCCACAGCCGCCTTCGCACTCAAGAAGAACCTCTCCGGCGCGGTTGCTTCCAAGACTCGCGACAATGAATACTCGACGGCGCCGCTGGGGGACTCCGAAGAAGCGAGCGTCAAGAGTTCGCCACGAAATACCATACCCGAGTTGGTCCACTTCATTGAGGAGGGCGAGGAAGTCCCTTCCGTCGTTGGAAGTGAAGAGACCGGGGACGTTTTCCAGCACGAGCCACCGAGGTCTGAATCGCTCCACAAGGTTGAGGAATGTGAATGCGAGGACTGATCTTTTTCCATCGGTAAATCCTTTCCGCTTTCCAGCGACTGAGAGGTCTTGGCAGGGGAATCCTGCGCTCCAGATATCTGCTGTCTTCCAATCATCACTGCTGGCGGTCCTGCCTTCACTGTCAGTGGGTCCGCCACGTCGTTGAAGTACGTCGGCTGTCGGCTGAACCACGCCGGAAAGCTCATGATCAGCAAGCGCCACGATGTCTCCGAGCTGGGGGACGTCTGGGAATCGGCTGGAAAGGACGGCTCTGGCGAAGGGGTCAATCTCTGAGACGCTGACTGTGCGGATTCCCGCTTTTTCAAAGCCAAGATCAAGCCCTCCTACGCCGCTAAAAAATGACGCGTGCGTTAATTGCCGATTCATCTGCTGCGAGCACCAATTTCTGGTCTCTGATCTTTTGCATCCAGTCGCACGACTCGTCCGGTTTCCTGCAAGCGACTTACTGACGCACCATATCCTAGGTCATCAAGCTGGTCAAGGGTCAGGTTAGACGTCACAATGGTGGACTTCATGTGCTGGTATCGGCTCTCAATGAGTACATAGAGGCGCTCGGTAACCCAGTCAGTCGCCTTCTCTTTCCCGAAATCGTCAAGAACCACCACCGATGCGCTTTCAAGCGCAAAGGACCAGAGGTCCTGGGCCTTGCTTTCGCTGTATTTGATGCTGTCACGCAGCTGATCCATGAAGATCGGCACATTGATGAAGCGCATGTTCTGTTCAACCATCGTTTTTGGGTCGCGATAGATCTCCACACCGTTCTCGGAGAGCCTCTGCAGCCCCCATAGCCGTGCAATCTGTCGCATTGCAGCAACGGCAAGGTGTGTTTTGCCTACGCCAGGAGCCCCAAGCAGTGCAAATCCACGATCTTTCGGGTTTTGCAGAGCTGCCCACTCAGTTGCAACCTCATATGCCTTCGCCGTTTTGTCAGTGACGACAAAATTGTCAAACGAGTGCGGCAAATACCTTGCTGGTACCCCAGATTTGGTCAGAATTCCGCTTTCGTACATCGCGGTATCAGGATTCAACGTATTCATCACGGCTGAAGCCTCGCTCATCATTGCTCTCCCTCTTCTTTCCGCGTTTTTTGTCAACAATTTTCTGTAAATAGTCCAACTGGTCGCCTTTTGTGTCCTTGATCGCCACATAGCAGATCACTGACATCAAATCCTCAACCCCAAGCGGGTATTCCTTGTAGATCTTTGCCATTCTGGCGTACTGCGCCTTGGTGAGTGGCTTTCCGCTGACCGCAGCAAGGAAATCTCCAACGGCTCCAGACTTATTGCTGACTGAAACCACGTGCGATAACCACTGTGGCAGCGTTTTGCCAGCTATTCCTTTACCTGCCTCGCTTCGCGCAGTCCCGGAACCATCGTCTTGAGGATCTTTCGCTCTGGAAGTAGTTGCGGATGACTTTCCCATTTATCACAAATCTCCCTGTACTCACATGTCGCGTGCGCCCACGATGAAGGGTTAGGATAGACCCCTTTCTCCTGCGCGTCAAGAAACGCCCTCACCGAGATGTAGAGTTTATCTAGCGAATCCTGCCCTCTGCGTGTAACCCTACGATCAACGTTGGGAGCCTTGGCGCTCTTGCTGATGATATTGAACGTTACCTCTGGGTCATGATCAAAGTTTTCGCGAACAGCGAGAACATACGCGGTTGCCTGAATGTCTCCGTGCTCCCTTCCCGCCTCCCACTTCCTCGATGCGGTCTTGTGCTCAACAACATCCTTCGTTGTTGTGATCATGTCCACCTGTGCCTTTAGCTTTATCGGCAACTTGCCAAGTCGGCTGTGCTTAATCTCGGCAAACATCGTGCGCTCAACCGCATGAGCGACCCAAGGGTCACCTTCGGTGAGTGCCGCGCGGAGCATCTCCTGGCCCATCGCCTGCTGACCAATTGGGTCTGCATCCTTCTCTGACATCCAGTCAACCTTGGCAGATTCAATTGCATAGGTTGTCTTATACGCCTCATATGCCTTGCCAAGATCGCCCTGCTTCTTTGCCCCAGCAACTGGCTCGTACCAGTGCTGTAAGCCAGAGTGGACAGCGGTTCCCAGCGCAAAGAATGGCGTGGTCTTGTCGGTCCAGAGACCAAGGCGATACTTGTACCACCAGCGCAGCGGGCAAGAGAGAAACTCTCTTAGCTCGCTAACGCTGATATGTTCTGGATGCCGCTCTTCGTAACGGATCAACTCCATCAGGCAAACTTCGCGCGCTTGTTCTTCCAAGCGTTCTGAAGCAGCCCGCGCTCATTTTCGGTCAAATCAAGACCAGCGATGTCCTGCCCAACCCTCTGTAGTTCAGCGGCATCGTTCGCAACATCAATCGCATCAAGCCAGTTGGTGACAATCGGGCTCTCCTTGATTTCAATGTCGCCAAAGATGTCCTTAGCCGCAGCCACGATTGGATCTGCCTTTGGTGCAGTTCCAGCCTTAGCGCGAATCTCGTCACCAGACGCAACCTTCTTGGAGGGAAGACCGGCCATCACAAGTGCTCGACCAGCGGCGCTCGTCTCGGTGTTCTCCAACTCCGAACCGCGCGTGTATGGCGTGCTGCCTGGGATATTCATTGACGAGTGACCAACCCCTGCCGGCTTCTCGTCTGGGGTCTCACCGCGGAATGCCTGTGCCTTAACAACAACAAGCTTGTCGCTGATGGAGATAATCTCGGTCTCAATCCGGGCGTTTGGATACGCTTCGTACCACGCCCTGATTCGGTCTGCTACTTCTACGTAGTCTGCCGCAAATGCTTTGCGCTTCTCTGGCGCTGCGTTATTTCCGTAAGCCATTTCTTCCTACCTTCCCTTCTTGAGTTCTGCTGCTCTGAGCAGATACTCCCTAAACAACTCTTCCTCGGGAACCCCAAGGAAGTCGCTAATCTTAGCCCTCATTGGCTGGCTCATCTTCACATGCCCAAACCGCAGGTCCCGAAGGTACTGCGGGTGACACTCTAGGTATTTTGCCACGACATCGTGTGGAATGCAAGAGTCGTCAATGATCTGCCAGATGTGTGCGCATGCCGCGCGCTGCATCAAGCGCCACTCCCTCCCCTTTTCCCCACTAAGTTTAGACACCTACCGTGTTAATGTCGTCCGGTGATCGGAGCCACTCCTCACAGGCGAGGCTGATGCCGCGATCAACCCAGAGACGACCTTCGGAGTCAATGATTTCTCCTGACTCTGCAAGCTCTGCCTCAAGGAGCTCGTGTGCATCCGCAACCACAGAAAGCAGAATGCTTTCCTTTTCGCTTGCCTGATTGTCGCCAAGCGTGGTTGCAATCGCATGAGATTCAAGAGCGGCAACAAAGCAGGACCTGCCGCGAAGCTCCAACTCAATCTCTCGGTTTTCTGTCACTTCTTTACCCTTTCAAGGATCTGATATGCGCGCTGGCGACTGATTCCAAGCTTCCCTGAAATCTCCACCATCGTCATTCCAGAGTCCTTAAGTCTTTGGATCTCCTTCGCTCGGACCTCAAGCGACGCGAGAGCCGAAGTGGAGCGGTGTTTGTGGTTGCACCACCAGCACCGAGCAGCCTCAGGCGACGTGACCTGCTTTCCGCAATTCACGCAATTCGCCATTTGGTCGCTCCTTCCATCTTCATTGACACATTCTATATGGCTCCCATTGACATGTCAAGGGGAGCCGCGTCTTTAGTTATTGACCGTAAAACTTATGAAGGTATTCGTTAAGCAGGGGCCTCCAGACCCTAGACTGCTCCGTCTTCAGCCGATGGTGAAGCCCGCAGAGGGAGACTAGGTTTTGCGGGATAGACGGACCCCTCTTCCCCAGCCCAGATCCGTTGACATGGTCAAGCTCTAGCCCGAACCTGTCGGACGGTCCGAACTGCGTACCGCAGAGACCCATCATGCCAATCTTTGGTCCGACACACCCTCCGTCTCTTTTAAAGACCTCCTGGGCGACGGCAAGGGTGACTGGGTCCTTGTGGCGAATCTTCCTTTTGATCTGGGATCGCTTCACTGTCGCCCCCGTAGGTACTCCACCAATTTATCCATTGGTCGCAGCATGCTCTTTGGGGCGAAATAGAAGTCGTCCTCTTTCTGGCGATACTTATCAAACTTGCGCTCAACAGACCACGCGCTTGGTTTTTCAGCAGACATTGCTAGCATCTTCCTAGTTTTCTGGCTCACAAACACATATGCGATTGGGCGCTTTTTTTTGCCATTGAATCCGCTATAGGTGTCAACAATAGCTCTCTCTAAAGGCCAAGAGGATGGGTCGTCGGTGAAGTTTTGGTTAATTGACTTAACCTCAATAACATCTCCATTGGCTAGGATGATGTCTTTTTCGTTTTGCGTGAACTTAGACCACCGGGTCGGGTCTTCTTCAATCTCTAGATCTGGGACTTCGCAGTCAATCCCCTTGCTTCTTAGGTAGTCGGCGACGTACCCGTTGTACTCGTGTCCCTCCCGGTACGCCCTGAAGTAATCGTGACTCATCCGATCCTCCCTTCTTTTCCTTTACTTTCTCAGCCGACATCACTCGGCAGGGAAGACAGTAGCACGGCTGTGTGTGATACGTCTTCTCGGCGACCACGGATTATCGCTTTTTCTCTCGGGCCTCAACTTGGCGCATGATCTTATTTGACCAAGCAACACCAGCGTCTCCACCCCAAAGCGCCCATGCAATGCGACCAGCAGAAGGGAACCCAGGCTGTCCTGGCTTAAATCCCTCACCCTGCTTGTCTACTTCATGTCGAGCAAGGAATGCTCTCATCTTGCGAACGCGGGGGATTGTCATTGTGTTACTAATAAGCATTCTTGCAGTTGTCTGACCAGGGCCTATCCCGCCACGTCCGAATTCACGTCGCCAATCAAGACCACGCTTAGCTTCGGACTTGACGGCGGATGGAACATTCAGGCTGATTCCGGAATAGTCTGCTGCGGCATGCTTGCTTGCAACTTCCTCCGGTCCATGAACCTTCGGAACACCAAGTGCCCGGTAGGCATCGCGGGTGTCTGCGTCGTTCTCAATTGCTTCAACGACACGACCGTTTTCCTTAAGGATCTTTGACATCTTGTATTTCTTGAATTGCAGACCAGCACCGGCTGGGAAGTCGCTCAAATGAACGACATCGTGTGGGATGTCATTCTCCTCAAGCCATTCACGAGTCTCCTGCAGTCGCTTGATAGATCGAGCACTGACAATGAAGATTCTGTGGTTGTCTGACTGTCGTCGCAGATAATCTGCAACCACTTCGTTGACCTGATCGCTTCCATCTGATGTCGTCAGGGTTCCGTCAATGTCAGCAACAATGATTGCGTCACCAGCCGCCTTCGTCTCATCAATTTCAATGGT